CACATTAGAATTAAGAATGTACCTAATATCATCAGGTTTACCACGGAGCATATGATTACCAAGATCAACCATATGTGCTCGCCACTTTTCAGCAATTCTTTGTCGTCCAGTATTAGAAAGCGAATTATAGCGTCCTTCAAATGAATCATTCAAACCTCCGAGGAAAGAACCTATCTGATCTTGGATATTATAGAAACCATCAATACCTAAAGGCTTTGCATCTGCGGTATTAAGAAATGGTCTAAATGTTTCACCAGACTGAGGAGATATTAAACCACGATCATATATACGAGCGCGATGATCGATGAAAGGGTGATTACTAAAAGCATCACCAGAGTTCCTGAGCCACTCCATTGCCTTGAAACGTTCATAAGCATCGCCGCGCGAGGCTATATATTTGCGATACTCATTCAAATCATGATAGTATTGTGCTTTACCTTTATCATCTTGAAAGTAAAGTAATTTCTTAGTAAAATCATAATAGTCTGGATCAATTCTATATTTCGCCTTTGCTGCCCAATTAAGTGCATCGACCATGTCTTGATCGATAAATTCCGTTGGAAAATCGCTAAAACTCGTAGATGAGGTAATTGGAATACGCGTATCTTCGTATCCAAGAATTCCACGATCAATAAAGTATGTTTTGAAGCCTTTCCTAAAAACAAGTTCATTCTCTTTTGTGGAAACACCTAGGCGTAACCCGACATCTACTTTCCGAGTTAGTTGTGCATACTCTTGTATTCTAGGATCGGTAACTCGAATGTTGTATGAAATGGTATCATAATAAGGACCGAAATAATTACCACTCATACGGCTCTTCATGCGACGTTTCTGTACACCATAAGTTTCAATAGCATAAAACTTATTAGTAGACTTTGAATCGAGAATCGACATACCAAGATTATACCAGTCATTACGATTGCCATTATAGTTAGCAAGTGTATATAAATCACGTCCTAATGACACAGCAAATTGGTCACGATCTGGAGTATCAGCTAATGCTAGTCTTTGAGCAAACTTTAAGTAGAACTGCTGAAGATCACCTTCAGATAAACGAGTCCATACTTTAGGAGCTTCTGTAAGTATAGCATTATCAAATGTACTACGCAGTTCTTTAGCAATCTTCGGGGCCACTTTATCTTCCCAATTATTCTTTGCTAGAATGTTAGGGACAAAGTTCTTACGAAGATCATCTAATTGAGAAGGTCCAAGAACTGGATCAAGATAATTAGATTCAAGAAGTCTTTTAAGCACATCTTTATCACGACGTAATTGTGTCTCTATCGAGTCAGAGACATTCATTACATCAAACTTAATTTGTGATTGTGAGACAGCTTTGAAGTTCTTCCAAATCTCTTTATTATCACGATATCTTGAAAAGAGAATTCTAAGATTATCAGATACAACAGCACGTTCATTAATGCTCATGCGATCTGATAATGAGTTAATAAATCCCGTAATAAATTCCTTATCCTTATCAAGAAGCTTTTCACTTTCTTGCACAAGTCTAAGATTATTACCTAATACAGTCGGTGAAGGTTGATACAATCTAGTATCTTCATAACGACTAGTAAGTGGATTAAATACCAGCTGATCTTCTCTAGGTGGAATAGAAATTACGCGAGTACGCATATTTCTCTTATTACCAATGAGTAGACCACGGTAGTTAGTTACCGACAGAGTACCATCTAATTCGTTTGACTGTAATAGGTAATAATCACGTAATGTTTGCTCAAGTTTCTTATCATAAATAAAGTCTTCAGGCGTGGCTGCACCTAACTGCATAGAGTCAAGTTTAGCTTTAGCATTAGCAAATCTAACAGTATCGTTAGGTAATGTGTAACCTGAATCAGACATTTGACGAAGTTCTTTAATGCCGATAGAATTGCCTTCGGGATTTGAGAACTTATCTATTGTCAATTGGCCTGAATTAAACATATTTACTTTTTGATAATCACCTAAATGACGCAATTGCACATCAGTAGTCTGACGCTTTAGCCAATCATTGTAGGTTTCTCTAGATGGTGATTGACCATCATAAAATGCTATCTGTTCAGGAGTTAAATTCTTGATATTCTTTTGCCGAACTCTAGCAACACCTTCTAGATCGGCAATATCAGACCAAGACTTGAATACAGGGATCGTTGTTGATCTGCAATTAAAGTGAGCTGGTGGGAGATGTAACGTATCACTGACTGGGTATATGTGTCCATCTCGGCTAGCACAGAGAAGTGTTGTTCGAGAATCAAGGACGGCAACATATTGATATCCATTTATCGCTTTCTCGTTAGCTTGATAAACTGCGTGATCAGCTTGCGATGACACGCTCGTAATTGCTGTAACAACCAGGCCTCTGGATTGCGCACGAGTAATATCATGAATACTACCTTTTCGAACAGCTAAAGCTATCTGATCAATAGTATTGTTATCAGCTATACCACGACGAATAACGGCTTCAATACGTTTCTTCTCAGCAATACTTATATTAGCCCATCCTTGTGCAAGAGTAACATCATTATAAAGAGGTTTATTTAAAACAACATCCTCAGCCACGCGAGTAGCTGGTCTTTCTGCTTGCCAAACAGTACTCATTGCTGCTTCAATATTTTGGTAAGCATAAGAAACCTGATCTACAAATAAGTCAAGTAACGATCTACTAGATGTATTATGTGCTTCTCTGAATGTCTTTAAGATTTCATAGTCGATAGCCTTAATAAGCATTTCACGACCATTTACAGAGAGATCAGCATTGTTCAATAAATCATCTAGTCTGACCGTGTGCCCGTCAATGACTGTTTCAATTTTCTTATTAACTCTACGTTCATAAAGACGGATCATTGCAGCACGATCAATTGCTTTGTCGTAGATAAATGTGTTTGCATTGATATCAGCCATTTAAATTTTCCTTATGTAGCTTCCTTTACAACGAGATAGCGTGTGCTTGTAAGATAAACACTCGAATCAGTCATCGCAGTCGGATAGTCTAAGTTAATCGTTTTTGCAAGAATATCTGGACTGCCCTCAGGGCCTTTGTCCCATATTTCCACAATAACTTTAAAAGACGAAGTATCCGCATTTTCTACTCGAACCATTTTGGTCATGATATTACTTCTTTTTCTTGAAAGCCACACTCGGTGACGATTTAATGATACTCTTGCCCATATTGGAATTCTTATCAACAGTATGTCCTATTCTGGCACCACTAATAGCACCTTTAACTTCACCAACAGGGCTTGCCTTTGCTAATGCACCACCGAGCTGTGCACCAACCTTAGCCCCTTGTACTGCACGACCGACTTGGTTGACACCATGAGAGACAGCACGAGCGGCATTAGCAGCCATACTGTTAGAACCTGCAAAAGCAGCCTTACCACCCATTTCGGCACCACGGATAGCTCCTTTGACACCACCAACTTTGTTGCCAATCTGAGCACCAAGCTTAGCGCCTCTTGCTGTAGTACTGACGATATCAACAGCCTTACGGCCTGCATCTACAACATTACCTCCAGCAACAGCTGCACGAGCACCTAAAGCTGCACCACGAGAGGCCATGCTAATATGCTCTAAAGCACCACCAGCCTTAGCACCAATAGATGCACCTTTAATAGCACTAGAATTGTCAGACTTAAAACCAGCTAAACGGCTATGCACATTATCAGCCAATCGTGATGTCTCAGCATGCGCTGCATTAACAGTACTATTAACTGCTGTTTTAGCTGCTACAGTAGCTGAGTTACGTAACTGGCCAAGCTTACTACCAATTTGATCCATACCATTATGGACCATATTTTCTGCCATAGTAACAGCAGGCTTAACCTTAGCCATCCCTGCATCAATATGACTCTTAATCGAATGGCCAACACCCTTAGTCCATTGATTAATCCCTTCCGGGTTATTTGTCTTACCTTGCGGCATTACTTACTCCTTAATTCATTGAAGTGGTGGTTGTTGCTGATTAGCAGGATTCAATGGACTAGTCGGATTCATAGGATCATATTGATTTAAGCCGAGTGATTGGTCCATAATATTCTGGGCATATTGCTCAGAACCAACCGTCTTAGCCATATTAACGCGATCATCAGTGATCTCTTGGAGACCCTTCTCATCATCGTATTCAGGCGGTACCATATCATTTTGCTTAAGAAGTTGAACCCACACAGAGCGTGGAATAAGACCTTGTTGAAACCATTCAGTAGCAAGACGAAGCCAATCTGCACCAATAGCAGTCGGGTTGAAGTCTTCAGATAACTTAAAGACAATATCGCTATCATTAAGTTCAATGTTATATCGCCATTTAAGCATGAATGTGATAATTTGACCCATTGTAGCACTTATCTTACTACTAAGATTCCCTAGACGTGCTGTTTGAGCTGCATTCCGAATATCAAGGGCAACACCCGATTGCTGTGTTTCAGGTGATAACATTCGAATGCCAAGCTTAGCCATTTCCTCAATACTGAGTGTAATAGCTGCTTCCATATCAGCGAGAGCTGCTGTAGGTGTTTCAAGTACACTAGCAGTGCCACCTTGTGGGAGTCTGAGCCATGTACCTAAACCACTATCAACAATTTCTTTAAAGTCGGAATCGCTAATATCAGCTGATATAACAGGAGTATATGTTGAAGCACCATAAAGTAAGTGATTACGTCTACTAAGCTTATTATAGAGAGCTACTTCCTTATCTATAATAGTGTTGAGCATAGGAGGCTCAGGATCTATCTGACCATTAAGAGGCCAAGCAGGAATCATCTCCAGACGCTTGCCATTCATTAAGATATTGGTAATAACTTTTACAAGAACAGGTATAGGCTGCGCTTCATCAGGTTTCTGCTGTTGACCAGCAACAACTTTAACATCACTAGCAGGAGGTGTTTCAAATACACGTATCTGGTAATAACCCTCTACCATTTCATGTACTTTGATTACTTCAATAAAGTCAGGATGAAACTCATTAGACTCAAATCGTTCTTCATATCCTCGAGTAATTACTCTTGTGAGAGCAACTTTGCCTAATTTATTCTTACCTTTAGTCCAGTTGATAACTGTCTCTGCAGGCCAAAGAATAGGATATGGTTTTAAGTCAGCTGTTTCCTCAGGTGTAAGAGATGCAGCATTAAGTACTTCTGGATAATCCACATAAACCCAAGCTCGACTAGTAGGAATTTCCTCTGCCAAAGCTTGGTCAAGAAATGACATTAAAGATGTATCATCTTGATTGAATGTAGTCTTAATCCAGTCTTCAGCACCTTCGGGAAGATTATCAGGAAACTCTAT